CAAAGTTAAGTCATTTTCAAAGGCGGAAACAGATTTTTCACCGTCAGTAAAGGATGCGTCGCTGGAAATTGCGATTTCAAGGGCAGATTCTACGCCAATCATGAAATTCTTCCAGTCACCAAAGAAAATCTGAGTTTTGCCGTTGACATCATCGCCCACTTTGATATTGTTATCAATCACAAACGGATAACCGCAAAGCTTACCGTCCTTCATTTCGTCACGGAAAATATAGCTGCCGTTGGCGGTCTGCATACCATACAGCTTTGCCCACAATACGCCTGGAATACGCCATGCGAGAGCAGGATTGTTCAGCTTAGCGCTCAGCAGCTTGCCCACCATCTCGTAGATGGTTTCATCAGTCAGCACGTTGTCTACAGCAATTTTCTGATTAGCGCAGGCTGCAGTAATGCCTTTAGGTGCATACTCAGTACCACTGCCATACAGAGCGGTGATATCTTCAGACTCAGCGATACCGTTCACCATTTCGTCGCGGACAAAGCGGTCAGCCGCTAAACTGGAATCACGCAGAAGCTCGTTGGAAATAGGGATAATACCCGCCAGCTTCTTAGCAGACAGCTTCATGCTGCCAAGAGTTACCTTGCTGGAGGTAATAGGCTTGTTTTCACCCACCCAGCTGAAGTTAGCAGCTCCGGTCTGCTTAACAAGGTTTAGGTTGCCATTCGGCAAGGGCAGTTCGGAAACACCCAGAGAACGAGTTACACCGGTCTGACGCAGTAGAGGGATGATTTCATTGTACAGGTTTTGAGGAATGGTGTAACCGCCATCTGCCGGGGTGCTTTCGGTCATCACTGCACGCAGCTGCTCGTCTTGCGGATACATACGAGCAGCAATATCAGCAACGCTTTCCGTTTGGTGACTGCGAGCGCTCAGCAATGCAACCTTCACGAAACGTGCAGCGCGGATGCCGGGTTCAAGCTTTTCGTCTCTGCTGCCGGAAGCCGTAACGCCAGGAGCAGGCAGCTTGCTTTCGAGCTCACGCAGCTCCTCTTCACGCACGATATCGTCTGCCAGGTCGGAAGCCTGATTGCGCAGCTGCTCGTAGGAAGATTTTTCTTCAGTATTCAAAGAGCGCTGTGCACTCTCAGCGTCAGCTACCATTTTACGCATTTTTTGAATCAGGGCAGCGCGTTTTTGTTTCATCTGTAAAATTTTATCCATTCTTAACACTCCATTTCTAAGATTTCCAATTCTCTTTCCAGGTTTTCCAGTTCAGCAAGCTGCTTCTGGTGCTCATGTTGTTCCTGCTGCTTGCGCATTTTTTGGTACTCGCGGAACGATTGCAGTTCTTCTGCGTCGATATCCTGGCCATAGCTACGGCCAACGCCAACATTCATATCAGCCGGGACACTGACAATAGAAGCCTCCAGCGGCGTCCAAAGTCTTGCGATGCGGCATGGACCTTCAAAGCGGCCATCTGCAGATTTTTTACCATCAGCAACAATCTCCATGTTGTCGATAGTGTAGCCTACGCTGATACCGCGTAAGGTTCCGGCTTTTACCTTTTGGTAAATCGTTTCAGCAAATTCATCAGTATCAAAGCGAATCTTTGCTTTGCATCGATGCTCGTTAGTATCGATTTCCGGATCAATAATAGCACCAATAACCTTATCACGGTCATGGTTGAACAAAGCGACTCCAAGCTCCTGCAGACGAGTCAGGTCGACGTTGCCTGCATCATGCCCCAGAATTTCGTCATATTCAATGCCTTTATACCAATCAAAGCGTTTCACAGGCGATTCGCTGGAAAAACTGATAGCAACTGTGCGAGATTCATCGTCAGCTGCTCCGTCCATTCGTAAATCGCGAAAAAGTAAAGTATTTTGCTTACTCGGCACTCTTCTTCACCTCCTTTTCTTTCATACTCTCTATTTTGGCCTGCCAGTAGGCATCGGCCAATTCAGAGCTAATCATATTGAGCGGTGTATACGTAGTTTTGCCTCCGTCCACGTTGCCCATATTTTCTTTAGCGCGGATATCATCAGCAGTTAGGAAGCCCCATTGACGGCCAATAGCGTAAGCCTGATAACGGCTTTGCATATCGCCACGTACAAGGCCTTCCATGTTGAATTCTATTTCGTAATCCTTGCGTTCCTCTCCGTTCAGGAGCTTACGCATCAGCTCCTGCTCCCAATTCACGCATTCTGGCACGATGCTATGCTTAGCAAAGTTAATATCCTGTGATTCGATATTGCTGAACGTCGCGTGTTCCAGGTCTGCGATCATATGCGGCGGCACGCCATAGATACGAGCTATTTCATTCACGCCGTACTTTCTGCTTTCCAGAAACTGCGCTTCCTCTGGCGGTACGCTAATTTGTGCGTATTTCATACCCTCCTCGAGCAGCATAGTTTTGCCGCTGTTCGAAGAACCGGCATAACGCCTATCGAATTGCTTCCGCAATCGTTCCTGCGCTTCCTCAGACAAACGCCCCGGATGCTCCAGGACACCGGAAGGCCGCGCGCCATTCTTGAAGAATTTGCAGCCATAGTCCTTGATATCAAGGTTTAGTCCCATTGTTTCGGCAAATTGCCGGATAGGAGAACGGCCACTTATGCCGTCAAACCCCAGCCCAGGTATATGCACCATTTCATACGCACGCAGGCGCTTTGCTGTGCCGTCATAGAGTATAGCGTCATAGTAAAGCTCGCCCGTCTTGCGGCTGCGTTGAGGAAATACGCTGCCAGGCGTAAGCGGCCACAGTGCCTTCACCTGATAGTATTTATCAAACTCTATCCAGGCGTAAGCATTGCCCCAGAGCTTTAGGCTTGCCTCCATAATTTTGCGGAATGTGTGCGATGACATATTCATGTTAGGTTCATCGTGCAGCAAGCTATACAGTGGATGATCCGTCGCACGCTCCTTGCCGTTTTTCCCTTTGCGGTACAGCACGAGCGGCATAGACGCTATTGTCCGTGCGTATAGGTTGACGCAGGCATACACGGCATCAATCCCCAATGCTCTCTCCTCAGTGACTGCTCCTCGCAGGTTGCCCAAGCTGAAATCGCCATCAGAGGCGTGCCAATTCCCGGCATTGCCAACATTCATGCGCAAGGACAAATTCGTAAAAGGTATTCTCAGTTGCATTTTTTCACCTCCTTCCAAAGCTACCACTCAGCAAAGCCTTCATCCTCGTATTTCGAGCGTTGCGGCTGTGCTTTAGGCAGACGGCTAAGCGCATTTATCAGAGCCGCCACCGGATCTATACGCTGGGTGTCGTCCTTATTCTTCTTGCTGAGCTTGATATTGCCGTTACCGTCAGTATAGGCATAAGCATTGCTTATTGCCCATGTCAGTAGTGGGCTGCCATCATGGACAACGCGGCGGCTGACAATCAGCTCACGCAGCCAGTTTGTCGGTTCAGACAGTGTGAAGGTATTCTGACGAACCTCTACAGGCGTCCTATCCCCTTTTTCGCCCAGCTTTATCATATAAAACGTAGCGTTGTATGGATCAAAACAATCTTCCTCAGGCTTTTTACCTATCCACAATGCCTGCGTATCAACATAATCGGCCACAACATCATAGTCAACAACAGCGCCCGACGTTTCTGTAACCCATTGATTATTAATCCACGAACGATAGGGCACATTGTCCTTCTTTTCGTGAAATCGTACAGATTCTTCAGGGATAAAGCCATGCGCCCAGACAGCAATGCGCCCATCCGCAAGCTGACAGCAGCCAGCGCAGGCCGTCAAGTCGATTTTCTTTGACAAATCGTAACCAACAAGATAATCTCGGCCGGCCACCAGCTGCTTAAATTGCTCGCGAGGCACGGCAAGGCTGTCCCAGGTACGCAGCTGCTCGCTGCTTAAATATTTTTCCTCGCTGTCCTGTTGCCACAGATTGCAGCGTTTCGTTAAAAACTCACGTACCTTATCCGGATCGCCACTGCCATATGCCCTAGTGTAGTCTTCCTTTATCTCCTTCAGCAGATTGACACTGTACGCGTTTTCGTGCTGAAGAATAGGATTAGCTTTTACCCAACAGCCAGGGTTTGCCGGATCGTCGCCTTCTTCCAATTCGCGGATAGCAGCAAAGTAATTTTCGTTGATTATTTCGCCATTCACGACTTTCATGGCGTAATCATATTCCTTTTTGCAAGGATTGTTTTCCGCGTCCTTGCCGGCAGTCGAGATAATAACCATGAGTGATTGGAAGCGCTTGCCGAAGCCTGACTTCAACACATCTACAATTTCGCTGCTGGTGTGTGCATGATATTCGTCGACAATGACCAAGCAAGGAGCACCGGAGTCCTTGTTTTTCGTATCCTTTGAGAGCGGCCGCAGCCAGCCGCCCGTTTTTTTGTTTCTGATAAGAGTTTTCTTTATGTCCAGGCAATCAGATATTTTTTCTGACTTTTCGCCCATGGCCTTAGCATCGCCCCAAACGCGTTTTGCTT